ATATCACCTGTAGTCGCGGCTTGCCTTGCTTGGCCTAAAAGTGTTTCCTTTTGAGCCACTACTTCAGGTGAAAATCCGCCAGCCATTTGGGGCATTGGAGCCATTTGAGCCATTTGGGGCATTTGGCCGTAAGGGGCACCCTGGAGTTGCATAGCAGCAGTTGCGCGATAGCGATTAAATGCCGGTGATTGGATTGGTAAGAGAACCTGTGCATCAAACGGTAATGAAATGGGTTCAGTCATAGGAGGCTCCATTTGCATGGGCATTTGCATGGGCATTTGCATGGGCTGCATCATAGGCTGCAGTTGCATAGGCATCTGCATAGGCTGTGCCATAATGTCCTTGACAGGCGTTGCTTGAGCAGTAGGGGCCGGAACCGGATTTCCACTTGCATCTTCAAATCTCTCCAAATATGAACGCGATACCATAAGTCCTCCAAAGAGAACTGTGCAAATAAGTACAATAAGTGCAACGGTTATTGTTGACATACGCATTTACTATTTATCTATATCATAGAAAAATAGTAGATTTATTCATAGTCTTATTACTTACCTTAACGCTTACCCATGAAGGGCTCGCTGCGCTTACCGAGGGAAGCCAACGAGGTTCGCGCCAATGCCGAAGCCGGCACCCTGGCGAGCCGTCACGCCGATGGACGGGGAGACGAGGTCGAGCACGGCGAAAACGGCCGCGGCGACGATGGCGATGGCGACGACCTCCTGGAAGTCAATGCCCTTCCGGGGAACGAGCACGGCCGCAAGACCGACGGCGATACCCTCAATGAGATACTTGATAGCGCGATTGAGAACTTCAGCGAGATCCATTATTTATATTGGTTGGTGAGAAATTTTTTGGGCGCAGCCGTCTGCGTGGAAACCCCCTAAAGAAATATACCAGTAAGCCCTTAGAATGTCAAAGGAGGTGAACTATACGGAGAAGGAGGACTTTCTTGAGGAGGACCAGGAGATCCCTGGTCAGAAGTTCTGTCTACTGAGTTTCCTGAGTCCGGAGAAGGTCCTGGCCAGTAAGGATTCATTCCTCTTTTCAACTTTCGTAAAGGACTATGAGATTCAGTACAAGACCAAGAAGCTCGAGGCGTTTCTCGCCGATACGGTTCGCTCAGTCAACTCGAAGCTTGAGGCGGAGGCTGTCAAGGCGGAGAAGGCCGATCTCTCGGGTGTTGCACTCATTTGCCGTACAAGCCAGGTGAAGATGGAGACGGTGCTTGCTGACCTCGAGGGCTATGTCCGCAAGAACCAGGCTGAGATCAAGGAGACGACGATCCAGGAGGCGTATGAGGACTTTCTCTACAAGAATGGCAGCCATCTCGAGGAGGAGTTCTATGCAAAGAATAACTTCAGGACCTCTGTGCGTGGCCTCAAGATTCGCGGTGTGTATGGAACTCAGGGCGAGGCCGTTGCCCGTTCCAAGAAGCTCCAGCGCAACGACACGATTCACAATGTCTTTGTGGGTGAGGTCGGTAAGTGGCTGCCCTGGGACCCGAATCCCAATGCGGTTGCAGAGCAGGAGTATGCGGAGGACCAACTCAACACGCTCATGAAGAAGTACAAGGAGAATGAGAATGCTCGTGATACCTTTTACTCCGAGCAGCGCAAGAAAGGAGTCAAGGGCATGGCAGGGCAGCAACTCCAAGGTTCTGAGCACCCTGAGCCCGAGGCCGCGGATGCCTCACCGTTCACGGCCGGTGTCGGTTCCTATGCCAGCATGTTCAGCGGCCCTGCTGACCTAGCCATGGAGCGCAGGAAGGAGAAGAAGGAAGAGAAGGACGATAAGAAGGACTAGTCTGTTTACAGTTTTTTGAAAAAACATAGAACAGATATTTACGCGTAATATCCAGTGGCACCCGCTGAATTCGTCATTGCAGGCGTTACGATCGGAATGCACTGGTCACTCTGGCAGAACGTTCCCTCAGGGCACATTGTCTCACGCTTGCAATCGTAGTTGGAAAAGCCCTGTACGAGGCCGGGGAACATGCTGCGCAGCGTGGGCATAATCATCAACACCGCAAATAAGATAACAAGGGCCATGCCCGCTACTCCTAAACGCATCATCTTAGCCATTCTATTCAGTGTGGAGAAAGCCGCCAGGATTTCCAAGATCGGAAGGCTCAACAGGTAAATTGGAAACGGCCGGTAACATCGGTGCACTGAGTGAAGTACAGTATCCGTTCATGCACCGTGTACCATGTGCACACGGAGGCATATCAACTCCGCACATCTGACCTTCTCTTGCTGCAAATCCCTCAGCACGCCCTTCAATTGCATACCAGCCCATCAGGACACATGCAAATAGAAGTATGCATAAAATCGCTATTGTGTCGCTCTTCATCTACATCTTGCGGATATTAATAGGAGGTCCCTTGAGTTTCCGTGCTGCACTCGGGTCATACTGGTTAATATCCTCTTCATCCTTGTCGCGATAGTGTTGTTCACTGTGTTGCCAGAACTCGGGTGCTCCAATACGGAACTTCTCAGGGTGCATTTCAGCCTTGTACCAGAAAATACAGTCCTCGAGTTTATTGCTCTGTGATGTATTGTCAATTACGAGGCACTCGTAGTTCTGAGTACACTGATCCATCACCTGACAGAAGAATTCAAAGGAGGGAAAGGCCGAGCCGTAGTTATCATAGATGCGCTTGCGGTTGGAGGCATAGGGCTCACGGAGAATGAAAACATAGTCTACGTTGGTTCGGAGAGCCGGCTGAATACCGAGGGGGTACTGCATAGTAATCAAAAAAAAGACCTTGAGCCAACGACCGTTCATGAAGAGGTATTTAATGTTCTTGTCATGCGTCCAGGAATCGTCGTACATACAGTCGTCGAGAATCATAAAGGATCGGGGGTCAATCTTGCTCTGTTTTCCAACGGCAAGGTCCTGCTGAATTTTGTGCATCACGAGTTTCTGGCGTTTACAGAAATTTGCCAGAATAACGGGACTGAATTCTCCATGGATAAAGAGTGGCGGAATCATTTGTCCGTAAAAACTGTTCGACTCCTCTGTACCACTAATAACTGTGCCAAGCGGCATATTCTGATGGTGGTAGAGGAGGTCACGAACAAGAGTACTCTTACCTGTACGACGGCGCCCAATGAAAACGGCCACGGCGTCTTGAGGAATCTTTTTCATATCGAACTTTCGGAGGGATACATTCATAGCGGAGGCGGCTGCCATTGCGTCTCTATATACTAGGGACGCAAACGCAATTGTAACGCGATACGCTGTTTAATGTTTGCGAGTACGGTATTTCTTGGAGTGTCTTCTGTGTCTGCGAGTTCCACCACCCAATGAGGCTATATTTAATTTACTAGTATTAGATTCAAATGCATGTTCACTATTTTCTTTTATTCTATGCAAATTACTAATTACTTCTGTATATTTATTAAAAACATCATTAAAAATATCATCATTATTAATATTGATTAAATCTGTTTCATCTATTTTTATTTCAAAATATGTATCTAGAATAAAATCTGTAATTTTATTCGATATTTCTTCTTCTACTCCTCCAAACTGTAGTTTTATCCCACCTCCCGTACGAGTATATATTTTTCTATAAACTTCAATATCTTCACCTATTTTTTGAATATGTATTCTGATGTGTTCTTCTGAATGCTGAACTAGGCGATCTTCAAAGTCTACTTTTAATAATTGTAATTTGGCTTCTGCCTGTGTAAAATATTCTTCTAAACGAGCCTGTTCAGTCTGAGGAATTAATTCTTCAAATGCTTCTCTAGGGTTTGAACTTGGATGTGTTTCAATATAGTCTAAAAGTTGAGTTTTAAAATGATGTAAATCTCTATCAATAGGCAATAAATTATTTGGACTGTTTAATTTATCTCTTAACCATTCTACAGTAGCGCGTTCAGGCGTTCCTAAATTAATATCTAATTTTATTGCTCTATTAATTTCATAGCAATGTTCAATATCTTGTCTTGTACTGTCAACAATAATACCATTTGCAATGCACACATTTTTTAATTGTGCCGTTTTATAAGCATACATACTACGTACAATTTTTGGTATTGTATATTGGCTATCAGCATATGTGCGTATCCATAATATTTCATAGTCGGTTTGTTCTGTTACAGCCTCTTCAAATGCTCTAAATAATCTTAATTGATATTCATTCTTGCTACGATATGCTCTAGCCACTGGGTTTTCTAAATGTCTCATTATTTTTATTAAAGTACCATTTGTTGGGTATATTTTACTTAGTTTTTTTATTTCAGGTACTATATCAATAATTTTATTTTGTGGTAATCTACCACTTTTAATTTGAGCAGCTGTTATTTCCATCGTATTTCTTAATAATTTCAAATTTGCAGAAGCACTTTCATGAGAATATTTAGGAATTACAGGCGTTACAGCAAGACGCGTAGTAGCACGTTCTGCATTAGCAGCCATATGGCGAACTTCTGCTAGATGTAATTCACCATTTTTAATAAGATGGGATGGTTTAAAAGCAGTAGCAAAACTACGCGCAGCAGGAGTAAAACTACGCATAGCAGGAGCAAAACTACGTGCAGCAGGAGCAAAACTACGCGCAGCGCTAGCAAAAGATGGGGCTAATCTACTGCCCATAGTAAGCATACCACCTCTTACTTTTTTTGTTTTCTTTCTAGAATTATTATTCTTAACCATACCTACTAATGTAAAATAAATAAACGCGTTCTAAAAAAAGCCTCGAATCCTTAACCCCGACCAGAAAGAATGTCAGGCGAGCAATGGGATGCGGTATTTAAAAGTGTTCCTCCACCATCAGTTGTTCCAATACAAGAGGTTCTTACGAGCGACCACATGGTACAAATGTCTGGGTATCGGAACATAAGTTTATCTCATCCGGCGTATTCACTTCTTGGACTTGATTCAAAGACACAGGCCTGGCTCGACCACAAGTGGCGCTGGCAGGCGCAGAGCAGTGAGGCAGGAAAGGGGGATTGCGAGATTACACTCGGAAATGGAAAGCAGAAGGCGTATTGCAAGGTAACTCATCTTCTGGATCCTGTTCGTTGGATGAAGGGTCGCTATGAATTTGCACCGGCTCCTGCCAATCCGAGTCGTACGAAGGGATGGGCTCGGGCCCAGGAGAAACTGAAGGATCCCATGAATCAGGCGTATGTCGAGGCGTTGTCGTATTTTAGTCTCTCTCGACTCCGTGAACTTGATGCATCGCCTCATTTTCCTTTTTTCTATGGCTCTATGACTGCCATTGCTGATAAGTATATGTTCAATATCAGTGAAGAGTACGACAGTTTTCGCAATACTCGTTGGTTCTGGAGGGGTCTTGATGCGAAGCGATTTGCCGTTCAGGCGGATTTTGAAACGGATTCGGATCGAGCGTATTGGACTCAGAAGCCGTCGTTTATTAATGAGGGCGGTGATTCTACAAATTCTGAAGAGGATTCGGATGTAGATGCATCTGGCGATGAATCTCTGAAGGCGGAGTCTGTTCCTGATGAAACAGGAAGTATTCACACAGCCGATAATCTGAGTTTTCACAGCCAGTCTGAGGAATCAGATGAATCTGAGGAGGAAGAAGATACCGAAGATGATGACCCGCATTTCTTTGCAGAGTTTAATGATTTCCCAGTGATGCTTATGTATCTTGAAAAGTCAGAGGGTGTTATGGATTCTCTTCTTGAGAATCATACACTGGTAGGAGCGGAGCCTGGTGATGAAGAGTGGGAAGCGCGTTGGTCAGCATGGCTCTTTCAAGTGATTGCTGGACTCTGCGCCATGCAACACACGCTTTCAATGACACATAATGACCTTCACTCCAATAATATTGTCTGGTCATCAACGGAGAAGGAATTCTTGTACTACGCCAAGCGTGATGGAACCACATGGAAAGTGCCGACATATGGAAAGATTTTCCAGATTATTGATTTCGGCCGTGCGGTATTTAAGTTAGGCGACAAGGTCGTATACAGTGATGATTTCCGCCCAGGAAATGATGCGGCCACGCAGTATAATTTTGGTGAGTTTGCCGTAAAGAAGGAGACGATTGTCACACCGAATCCATCTTTTGACCTCTGTCGCCTTGCAGTGAGCCTTTTTGAGGCCGTATTTCCTCACAAAATGGAGGGGAAGAAGGGTGGTCGTGTAATGTCCTCTGAAGAGGGTATGGAGATGCGTGAGACTGACTCTGATCTCTTTAATACAATGTGGACCTGGATGGTGACCGATGGACGGGAGAATGTGTTAATTGATGCCGACGGAAATGAAAAATATCCGAGTTTTGACCTCTACAAAGTCATCGCAGAGGAGTGCCATATGGCGCGGCCGCGGGACCAGGTGGAAAAGAAGCCGTTTAGTGGATTCAAGGTGAAGCGGGCACCGAAGGATGAGAAGGTCTATAGCCTCTTTTTTTGATCATGTGTCGTTATACGAAACTAAATCAAAGATTTACTTACGGTTCTTGCGTGTACGCTTGCCACCGGATTTACTATTATTTACATTATTGTTATTATTATTGTTCACGTTATTATTATTATTATTATTATTATTGTTGTTATTATTATTATTTCCCTCATTATTTGCATTGTATCCGTTTGTCTCATTTTTAAGATAGTCTAAGTTGCTGAGAACCTTCTTTGTGTTGAAGGCCTTAATCGCCTTCAGGTCTAAGTCATATTCCTTACAGAGATGCTTCATTACGCGGATAACTTTATCATGGGTCTTCAGTAGGTCCTTCTTCTGATGTTTATAATCCGGGTCTTCAACAAGTTCAAATAGGGCATCCTTGAGGTGGGCCATACCAAAGAGTGTGCTCATTGCATAGTTATATTGAATATCCTTATCTTTGATACTAGCAATACGCCCAACATGCTCAAGTTCACCCGTTGCCCACATCATCACTCCCTTTGCGGTACTTTCATAGTGATGCGCCATTTCTAGTTAAAGTGTTGATTTAAAACCTCGGAACTCCAGTTTGAAGGTCAAAGTCCGTCTCTGAGCCTACCATCATCACAGATGCAGGGGAGCCACCTGACATCTTTGGCATCTCAGGCATCTTAAATCCCGATAAAAATGTTCCTACTGAAACAACTGAATCAGGAATCATCTGATAGAGAAACGTCACCATGATGGCTCCAATGCAGAAATCACGAATGGCACCCTTCATTTGAAAGGGCTCATTCTGGTAATAAATCGTCTGTGCAGTTCCAAGTGCCGATAGAATTAAACCGCCAAGCAGAACTGTAAGAAAAAGGGGTGTGCTCGTGCCAAACATTTACTGCCCTCCCCTAGAAAACTTTTACGCTGTTATTTCCTCAAAATCAATCGCACTGCCCAAAGTATCAAGGTCTTCAAATCCATCGAGCGGTTCCGGAGGTGCATCAATTGTTTCAATACGCTCCACCTCACCACCCTCAAACATGGAGTGCGTTGCAATTTCATTCCCTTCCAGATCGTTGCTATCGAAAATTGTATCCATATTTGTGAAACTTACCGTCGGCTCTGTATCGACAACAAGTGTCTGTTGGCTCTCGCCCCCTTCGGGCGCAGATTCAACACCCGCC